GACTGGGGGTACGCAGCGGACCCATACGCTTTTACGCGCTGGCATTATGACCGTACTCGGCGCAAACTATATGCGCTTGACGAGCACTACGGGATCAAAATAAGCAACGCAGAAGCCGCGGAATGGATCAAGGCGAAAGGATACGACCGGACAACTACGATTGCTGATAGCGCTGAGCCAAAAAGTATAGCCGACCTGCAGAGTAGAGGGATACCCATCGTGGGGGCGAAAAAAGGGCCCGGAAGTGTAGAGACTGGCGAAAAATGGTTAGATGAACTTGAGGCTATAGTGATCGATTACGAGCGCACGCCGCATATCGCCGCAGAGTTCGAGAACATTGATTACCAGATCGACAAGGACGGCGAAATCAAGAGTAAATTAGAGGACAAAGACAACCACACGATCGACTCGTGCAGGTACGCGGTAGAAAACGATATTGGGAAGGGAGACGGAACAATGGACATGAGTTTATATTCTGGATTCGGTGGTAGCGCCGATAGTTACTGGTAGGACGAGGTGTATAATGGCGAATAAACTAAAAGCTGAAGGAGACGAGATCTCGGCAACTGCCTCAGGGGGGCGATATCTGGCCCCCGCGGTTACAGCTGAGAACGCAGCGCGGTATCTGCACAACATTCATGCGGCGACTCAGATCGTCAACTTACAGATGCAGATCTTCCCCGGGCCGCCTAGGATCTGGGTCGAGGACGAAAAAGGGGAGCCCGACGAAAAACTAACCGACTGGATCAAAGCCACCGCAGAGAAGGTAATGCTGTACCCCGCGATCCAGATCGCGTGGTATGAATGTATGGGTTTCGGGTGCTCAGTGAAGTCGCCGGGGTATTCAAGAGCTGGCGGCAAATACGAGCTCACCGAGATTAGGAACCTACCTGCAGTGCGGTTCTCGCAGTACCCCGGGCACGGCGACATCCAAAACGAGCTGATGCCGGGTATTGTAGTCAACGGCTCAGATGAGGTCGAAGTCTATCAAACGTCCGCCGACGGAACCACCCTGAACAAAATAAACAACTTTGAGATTATCACGGACCCTACAAGCCCAAAACCCGCAGGAGAAGCGTATCTGCTCCCGATATACCCAATCATCGCCGCAATCGACCACACAAACCGCGCCAGCGATCAGCAAGTGAACCGGGTCGGGGCTCCTTCGGTGTTTGTCCAGCTCGAAGAAGAGACGCCACAGATCGCAGAGTGGGCGAAGAAGTTTGTCAGGCGCTGGGGTAAGGATACGTCGTTTGTGCTCCCTCGCGGGGTGTCGTTCCCAGACGTCAAGATTAGAGAGACCCGAACAGCAGAAGAACGGCTCAAAACGCTTGTCCAGTGGATTGAAAGTTATTTCAACCCTACAACCGTGCTCCAAAAAGGGAACTCGATGGGCGCGTCCGACACCGGCGCAGCACGCGTGTGGGCAAATTTCATTGGAGGAACACAAGCCTGGCTTGAATCTGCGTTTGAAGACATGTTCAAGCCGATGCTAGCCGCAAACGGATATGAAAACAGGTTTGTGCGGATCCGCTTTAAACGGCCCGAACTGGACCGCAGCGCGGAGGTCCGCGAGCAGATCAAGGTGGGTATCGAAGGGAAGGCAATCACCATAGAAGAAATTCGAGACAACCTGGTCGAGCTCAACCTCAAAGATACCGACGACGAGATTATCAAAAAGCTAGAGGAGCAATACAAGTCCGCGCCAGTACCGCCGATGTTCGGAAACGTGGCCCCACCCGAGCAACTAAAACAAGAGGGGACCACAGAAAAGCGTATAAACCGCGCGTACGACAAAGCCCTCAAACAGCTAATCGCACTGATTGGAGAGGACTGAGCGCATGTGGCCCGACCACACTGACGACGAAGTCAACCGCCAAATATGGGCACAATTCTGGGAAGAAAACCCTGACGCTGACCCGTATACAGTCATGAGTGTAATTGTAGCCCTTGTAGCAGTTATCGGAATATTCCTTGGGGGCATAGCTCTTGCCCTTTTAGCAGGAACTTGGCTCATAGGGGGCGTATAGATGGACAAACAGACAGAAGAGGAGATCCAGACAGTTTTTGACGACTGGAAAAAGGCAGTTGGGCTCGCCCTAACCGTCAACGCTGAGGTAATAGCGTACGATAGCGCGTCAAGCACGCTAAAAGAGATCGCAGCGATGCGAAGGACCAAATTCACAAAAGCAAAGGTAGACGGAATAACCGACGCAATCGTAAAAGACTACAAAGCGGGAATAAAAAAAGGGGGCTCCTACTGCGTAGAACCGATATATGAGGACCTTGGGAACGGATACATCCGGGCCACTACAAAACAGACGTTTGTGCCGTGGCTCGACGATTTTTCAGACGAGCAACGCGACGCCGTGATGAAGATATTTATCGAGGGCGAGAAAGAAGGCGTGTACCCCCTCGAAATGGCGAAACAGGTAGAAGAGTATTTTGCAGGCACCAGGCACAGAGCGCAGACTGCAGCGCGGACCGAATCCCAAAAGATCGCGCAGACCGCGAGGATTGACGGATATAAAGAGAGTGACGTGAAATATGTCCAGTATATAACCGCCGCCGACGGGGAGGTCCGCCCCACACACGAAGCCCGGCACCTAAAAATATACCCGATCAACAAGGCCCCCTGGATCGGGGAATATAATTGTCGGTGCATCTTAACAGAGGCTGATTTTGTAGTTGAAGAAGAAGGGGCGAAAGTAGAAACGGACGACAGCGTAATTATCCGCAAAGAGGAGGTGTTTGCAGATGGGTAGAAGATCATCTCTCTCGGCCAGACAAAAAGAGATTATCCGGCACAATCTGGACTTGTTCCCGGCGCAGATCAAAAAGATGCCGGAATTTAGCTCCAGCGAAAATGTATCTCGGGATACGATCCGCCATTTTCAGAACAAATGTAAGGAGGAGACGCAACCGAGCGACAAACAGAGGTTAGCAGGGATGCTCCAACGGCACGTCCAGCGATACGGGCTGCCGTCAAGGTTCCACGGGAAAAATAATGTTACAGGCTTCATCGAATTCCTCAAAGAGTAGCCCCCACGAAAACAATTTTTTATATATACCCCGAGAGCACAATATAGAGAGTAATGCCGTATCCAAACGAGCATGCTGCCCGAGTGAGAGACCCAGATGCGTTCCAGCCTAACTCAATGCGGTCGAAGAGTATCGAGAAGGGGGTACGGATCATCATTGGAAGGCTCACTGGCGAAACCACCACCACCACCCAAGCATACCGTTTCGACAAAAACGAGTATACGGCAGCAGAAGCTAAGAAATGGCTTAAAGACCACAATATAGTCTATTTGTCGTTCGAAGCCGCGATCGAGAATCTGATAGAATTGCACAGCGCCATGGACAACTCGATCTCCAACACCCATGACGTCATTCTCCAGCGTCTCGACACCCTAATCAAAAACAACGGTAGGATGATCCTTTATCCTGCGGACGCGTTCCAGAACACGTCAGAATGGGTCGGAGCGCCGGTTGTATATGAGGAGACCAACGGCGAGCCGCTGAAGCACCCTTCTGCCAGAGAAGTGATTACCGGGGCGCTACCGGGGAATATGCGCGAAGTGGGGCGGGTTGTCTCTGCGAATATCAGCGGGGGCGAACCAACTCTAAGAGGGGAGATCGAGATCGACGATCCCGAGATCGATGCGATGATTTCAACGGGGGCACTGTCCCTTTCAACCGGCTTTTCTGCAAACGTCGCAAACGTCGACGGTCAAGATATGATCGTCGGCGGGGTCACACCTAACCACGTTTTAGTATTCAGGCGGGGAGCGTGCCGGAATTGCTACCCGAACGACAATAGCGCGAGATTTGAGAACACTCAGGACGAAGGAGAAGATAATATGGACGATGAATCTAAGGGGCTCCTGAAAAGTATCAAGGAAGCCCTCGAAAATCTGAAACCGGCGCCCGCAGCGCCGAAAAATGTACCGGAGGAACCAGAAGTGGACAAGGAAGATCTGAAGAACATCATCGAGGAGCGCGACGCGCTCAAGGCCAAACTCGAAGAGGTCGAGAACGCCGCCGAACAGGAGAAGAAAGACGCCGCGTGGAGCGAGATGAAAAACGTCCTCCCAGAAGGGTGGCTCGGCGACAAGGAAGCTGAAACCCGGAAAGAGTTTGAAGCCGACAACGCCAAGTTCGCGGTAAAATTCGCAAAGTTCACCGCAGAGAATTCAGCGCCTGAAAAGGACGCAGAAGGAAGCTCGACTGCAAGCGGGGACGCAGATACTGCGGAGATCGAGATGAAGAATATGGTCGAGGACATGGGGAAGAGAACGGGCTTTATCCTGGTCGGAGGGGAAGAGTAATGGCGTCGACATATACCTCCGCCGGGGAGTTCAGCGATTCGGCTTGTATCCGGTATTTCAAGGCCAGTGAAGATATCGCAAAAGGGGACGTCTGCGTTGTGACGCCTGGTGCGCCCCCCACTATTGCGAAGAGCGGCGTGGCTGACGTCAGCGCAAACTATCCATGTGCGGTAGCAACCGAAGCGATCTTGACTGGGGCTACTGGCGCGTGCGTAGTTTGGGGAGAAGTCGCGGTGACTGCAGACGGGAACTGCTACGACGACGAACTTGTAGCCGCCAAATCTGGCAAAGTCACCCCTGCTGCGGACAGTGCAACTGGCCTTCCCACGGGCGTGATTGGCCGGGTTACCGAAGGCGGAATTGATACCGCGCTTGTTACTGTGTTTATTGGGCGGGTGGTCTAAATGGCCGACGGAGTTTATACTGAGATCAAGTTTTACGGGACTTACGCACAGAAACGGCTGATTATGCCGGTGATCACCGATTCGTTCGAGATGACGCCGCTAAACAGCCCCGCGATCACTCGGACTATCTCTCTCAATGCGCTCAGCGGCACGATTCCAATTCTCGGCAATACGCCTGTAGCCTCACAGCTCCGCGAGCTCGAAACCTCTGTGGCTGCGAACAAGGGTCTTGAAGGATTTGACGTAAAACTGCTCAAGGACCGTGTACGTCTGCCGGTGACTGACGAAGCAGAGATCGAGGCCAAGGCCGCGGGGATGGGAAGCATGATGGCCCTCCAGCAGTTACAGAGCGCAGACGCGCTCGCGAGCAACCTCAACAAGCTGATCGCGACGCAGCTGAACACCACCCCGCAGCTCTATAATTCGGGGGATCTTGGGAACTGGGCGAGCAAAAAGCCGACTCTCCAGCTCGACAAACTCGCTGCGGCGATGGGGATCTACAAACCAACGGCGTACGTCATGGGCTCTCTCGCAGGAGCGTACTACGTCGATGCAGTCGGCGACAAAGTGGCCACCGCAGACCTCAGCGAATGGAGAAACGCAGCTACCATGCACCCCACACAGCGCGTTCCGGTCTATATCTCGACCGATATCGACAACCTCGACGCAAGCGGCAACAAGATGGTGTTTGGGGTCTCCAACCGGGTGCCTGGGATTCTCAACGTTGTTGGGGCAGTCAAAGCGCACAACGAATACGACGCAAACATGGGAGCTGACATCTATACCTACAATATCTGGAGGACGCCGTTCAGTAACGTCCGCCAGACTTCAGGAAACCAGAATCTGGGCGTTATGAAGGGCTATATGTCCGAATCATAACCATAATCCCCTTTTTATGAGGTAATGCCATATGGACGGACCT